TGACCACCAAGCCACGTCCCCTTTTCCATATAACCATTTGGCGACGAGCCGTCGCCACTCCACTTTCAGGCTGCCTTAACCGCCCATTCCTACGCCATCCCCCCTTTTTCAGGCAGCCTGAAAACAGTAAAATCCCCACCCTTTCCCATCACACAACGAAAGCCCATTATGACCATCAAAACCCGTTTTGCCCCCAGCCCCACAGGCTATCTCCACATCGGCGGCGTGCGCACCGCCCTTTATTCATGGGCGTTTGCCAAACACCACGGCGGCGAATTTCTGCTGCGCATTGAAGACACCGACCTGGAACGCTCCACCGTCGAAAGCGTGCAAATCATCCTGCAAGGCATGGACTGGGTAGGACTGCACGCCGACAACCGCGATAACATCGTCTATCAAACCCAAAACTTTCCGCGCTATAAAGAGCTTATCCAACAACTGCTCGCCAGCGGACACGCCTACTACTGCTATTGCAGCAAAGAAGAACTCGCCGCCATGCGCGAAAAAGCCGAGCGCGAAGGCACCGCCACCTACGACCGCCGCTGGCGGCCCGAAGTAGGCAAAACGCTGCCGCCCATCCCTGCCGACCGCGAACCCGTTGTCCGCTTCAAAAACCCATTGGACGGCGCAACCCATTGGCACGACTTGGTTAAAGGCGACATCAGCATCCCCAACGCCGCGCTCGACGACCTGATTATCGCCCGCGCCGACGGCACGCCCACCTACAATTTCTGCGTGGTGGTGGACGACTTTGACATGGGCATCACCCATGTGATTCGCGGCGACGACCATGTGAACAACACGCCCAAACAAATCAATATTTTCAAAGCATTGGGCGCAACCCCGCCGCAATACGCGCACCTACCGATGATTTTGAACGAGCAAGGCAAAAAAATCTCCAAACGCAGCGGCGACACCGTTGCCATCACCGAATTTGCCGACATGGGCATCCTGCCCGAAGCTATGTTGAACTACCTTGCGCGGCTGGGCTGGGCGCACGGCGACAACGAATTTTTCAGCATGGAACAATTCGTGCAATGGTTTGATTTAAAAGACGTATCCGCATCGCCCAGCCGCATGGACAGCAAAAAACTGATGTGGATAAACAGCGAACACATCAAAGCCGCCGACAACCAACGCCTTGCCGATCTGGTCGCCCCACGCTTGGCTCAGCAAGGCATCCGCGTTTCAGGCAGCCTGAAACTCGCCGACGTCATCGCCTTTGTCAAAGACCGCGCCCAAGACTTAAACGCGCTCGCCAGCGAATGCGCCTATTTCTACGCCAAAGCCACGCCCGCCGAAGCCGACCTCGCCAAACATTGGGATGCCGACGCGCCCGCCCGTATGCAACGCTTCGCCGCCCGGCTCGCCGCCCTGCCCGAAGGCGAATGGACAGCAGAAGGCATCCACGCGCTGTTTGCCCCGTTCTGCGAAGCCGAAGGCATCAAAATGGGTAAACTGGGCATGCCGCTGCGCCTTGCTGTGTGCGGCACCGCCAAAACCCCCAGCGTGGATGCGGTGCTCGCCATGCTGGGACGCGAGGAAGTGTTGAAGCGGCTGGCAGAAGTTTGATTTAAAACCCACACTCGCCCATCCTGTAACCGCGCGCTCGTTTTGTCATCATTTTGCATTTATTTTGTCATTGTGGCGTATGCCAAAATAAGTGCAAATTTGATTGATGCAATCACAATAAAAAAGCCCCTTTCGTGGCTTTTATCACAAGAACTTGCTGATTACAATTAATGCTGCTACTGCGGTTATTAAGCCTGTCGCAATCATTATCGGCTAATAATTCATCACCACCAACTCTCCGCGCTTGCCTCTGCTTTCAGCTTGCCTGCCCACCGAATACGCCAGCTCCAATTCCACCACCTTAAATTCAGCAAATAAAGCACGAATATCAGGGTGGTCGTTGATGCTTAACATCATTTTGCCCTGCATACTGCGCATGGCTTGGGCAAGCTGTTCGTATTCTGACCAATCAAACCCGCGCCCATAGTCTGCGGTTTGCCAGTAAGGCGGGTCGGCGTAGAAAAAGGTGTGCGGGCGGTCGTAACGTTTCAAGCAGCTTTGCCATGTTTCGTTTTCCACAAACACTCCGCCGAGCCGTTGCTGCGCGGTGTGCAATTTTTGTGCCACAGTGGCGGCATTCCATGCTTTGCTGGTGGTGGCTGTGCCATAGTGTCGTCCAAATGGTTTTTTACCAAATGTATTGTATTGCAGATAAAAGAAACGCGCCGCGCGTTGAATGTCGGTTAAGGTATCGGGCGGCGTGGCTTGCAGTTGGACAAAGATTTGGCGGCTGCTCAATTGCCATTCAAATTGGCGCACAAACTCGTCAAAATGATGCTGCACCACGCGGTAAAGATTCACCAAATCGCCGTTGATGTCATTCAACACTTCGCAGCGGGCGGGTTTGTCGCGCAGAAAAAACAAAGCTGCCCCGCCTGCAAACAGCTCCACATAACAACTATGCTCGGGAAATAACGGCAGCAAATGCTTGGCTAAACGGCGTTTGCCGCCCATCCACGCGATAATGGGCATGGGTTTAGTATCTGTCTGTCTGTCTGTCTGTCTGTAAAAATTGTTGCACGCTGTTTTTCCTTGTCAAACGGTTTTTCTAAATTTTGTTGCATAAATTGCCTTTCTCGTTGCTCAAATTTCCTGATGTCAGGACTTTTCTTTTGCCTTTTCAGGCTGCCTAAACCAATCCGCCAACGCCTGCGGGCTGCATCGGTCGGGATACTGCAACCCCAACGCCGCCGCGCACCACTCCGAGCAAAACCACTTTTTCAGGCTGCCCTTAATCCCCAGCACCACGCCGCACGCGCCGATAAAGTCATACGGCTTGCCGCGCGTTTGGGCAAAGTAGTTCAGCACATCAATGTAGGCATCAAGTTGGTTGATGGGGATTAAATCCCATTTATCCGCAGGCAGCGGCATGGTTTTCATGCGCACACCGCCATCGCGCAGGCTGGCGGAATAGCAGTCGTATTGCCCATTGCCCTTATTTACAGCAATCTCGCAATGGCTGTAAGGGCTGCGTGTGAATGTGCGTATCAACCAGTCGCCCAACCGCGCTTGCAACACGCGGGGGCTGTACCATTTGCCGCTGCGGTTGCCTTTGTACAGCGCGAGTACAACGCGGTTATCCATGTTGCACCTCCTTATTCATTAAATCCGCCGCGCTCCACCCGCTTGAATAATCGTAGTCCAGCGGGTTTTCGGCTTTTAGCATGGCGGCTTTATGCCGCTCGGCGTTTTGAAAATCGTGCTGCTCATCAGCAATCAGCTTTAAGCTCAACTCGTCTAGCAGCGCGCGGGTCATCGGCACAAAGCTGTTGTCCACCGTTTTCCACATTAGGTTTTCAGGCAGCTTATCCAGCGTGCGCAGGAAAGTGTATTGCTGGCGGCTGTCGGCATCGCTATGTAGCCATTTTTTCAGCGAGTTGATGTAGATGCCCGCGTGGCGTGATCGGGCGCGTTTGTCTTTGATACGCTCCCACATTTCGGCTTGCTGCTCGGCTTTAACGGCTGCGGCGGCTGCCTTGTCCAACGCCCACGTTTTGCCGTTCCAGCGGTGCAGTCCGCTCGGCGGGGCAATTAGGGTTAAATGCGCGGGCAACTCCCCCACGGTTTGCACGGTTTCAGGCTGCCTTGTTTGCGTGTGATAAACCGTTTGCCCGCGATAATCGGGTAGATACTGCCACGCCTGATTTTCAGGCTGCCATTGGGCGGCAAAGCCTTGTTTTTGCTCGGGCGGATTGGCATCAATACAGCCCGCAGGCATCAGCCAATTTTTAGGCTGCATCGGGTCTTGGTCGGCAACCGTTTGGCGCAGGTAAAAGCCTGCTGCATCCAGTTGGCACACAGGTTTGGTTTTGGGTAAATCACTCATGGTTTTGCTCCTTTTAGATTAGATTTTGATACACGCCAACAAAGCAACGTTGCGCGGGCGGGTCTCGCTGCGGGCATCTGGCAGGGCTTCGTTTTCCGCCGTGCCGAGCGGGCGGCGGAATATATTGTTGCGGCGGTGGGCGGGATTGTCGTAACGGTTTTCCAGCAGGCTGTCGAGCGTGCCGTTGATTTGTATGGTGGCAAAATCGGCGTCCCTCGGCAGGCTGCCCCCCCACTCCTGCGAAATCAGTACCGCGTCGTCGGTATCGCTCATCATCCCCGTGCCGTGGATGTGGCGGCGGGTGTTGTCCGACTGCACCGAGCCGAACACCCGCCCGCTGTCCACCCCGCGCCCATCGTCCCAAAAGCGCGGAAACTCGCCGCGCAAATCGGGCAGGTTAAACGTGCTATACCCATCGCCCGCGCCAAAGCGCGTGCCAATCGCGGCAAACAATTTGGCATAGGCAGTGCGCGACACCGCCGCGCCGTTGGCTTTTAGCCAGCCTGCGGGGGCAGTATCACCTGAAAAAATCATCACCATGCCGCTGGGGCAAAAATCATTGCCACGCGCAGTCACAAAATCGCCCGCAATCGCCTTAATCGCCGCCAGCAGCTGGTTGGTTGTCGCCTTATTGGGCGCAATTTGCGCCGCTTGCACCACCGCCAGCAGCTCATCTTGCACTTGGTTTAGCCACCATGCAGGCAAAATCGTGCCCAGCTCGGTGGTGCCATTGCCATCGTGAAACTGCTTATCCTGCGTTTCAATTGCAATCATATTTAATCCTTATAAGTAAACCGCACCGCCGTATGCGCGGGCTTCAAGTCTTCAAACACCGTTTCAATCACGCTGTCGCCATATACGCTCAACCGCTCGCCCGCGCAGCTTGCTCCCGCGCGAAAGCGCCACACCGTTTGCGTGTTCGCCGCCACATTCACCACCCACACCCACATAATCTCTTCGGGCGCGAGCCTATCGCCTGCGCGGTTAATGCCCACGCGAAACGGCTGCGGCTCGTCAATGGTGATGGTGTAGCCCGCGCTTTGCGCCAGCTGGATAAAATAGGGAATGCTCAACCCGCCCACCGCGTTGATTTTCAGCAACACCGCCGATAGCCGTGCTGCATAAGGCTTGCCCACATTCGCCGCTTCCAAGCCCAGCACTCGCTCCCAATCCGCCAGCAATGCGCCCGATGTGTCGGGCAAACACGCCGCCGCCACCGCTTCCGCGCTGCGTGCCACCCCATCCAACACCCGCGCATCAATCTGCGCCTGCCGCCGCACCCGTTCGCCGCTGCGCGCATAAGACACAGGCGGCAGCAAGCCCAGCAACACTTCCTGATAACTCATGCCATGCGCTCCATATTCAGGCTGCCCAATTTGAACCACTCAATCTTGCTCACCGTGTCCGCGTGCAAATTCTCGCGCGGCGCAAGCAACACCCTATCCACCACGCCCGCCACATTGCTAATTACCGCTTCTAGCTGCGACACCACCACGCCATCGGCAGGAATCAGCGCATCAAAATAAGCCGTTACCGCAGCGGCAATCGCCCGCTGCGCCGCCGCCCAATCCGCACCGCTTAACTTGATTTGCACGCGCACATCCACCCGCGTGATTTCAGGCGCGAGCACGCGCACATTTTTGGCGGTAACAGGGCGCACCGCATCAATATAGTTTTGCACCGCCGCCAAGGTTTCTACGCTGGGCAATTGATTGGCTGATGTAATCGCCACATCCACCGTACCCAAGCCGCGCCGCAGCGGATAAACATAGGCGCTGGATACGCCATCCACACTTAACGCCCAGTTTTTATAATCGTGCCGATTACCACCTGCGGGCGGACGGCGGATGCGCTCCAACAAGCGCGACAACAGTGAAGCATCGTTTTCCGCATCCGTGCCGCCCGTTGCCGATAGCATCACATCGCTGTTGATGCCCGCGCTGGCTGCCATCAATTGCCCTGCGGTGGTGTCGCAATTGCCCTGCTCGCCCGCTTCGCTTGCCACAATCGGCACGCGAGCGCTTAAACTGCCGTCAATCACCGCATCAGCGTGGGTAGTATAAAAACGGTTGCCCAGCTTAATCTGCGCCCCTGCCGTCAGCCTTGCCCCTGCCGTGCCCGCCAGTGTTGCCGTGCCGCCTGCGCGGGTTGCCGCTCGGCGGGTAATGCCGCGCAATGCCGCGTGCCGCTCCAAATAATCGGTGTCTGCCGTGTCGGGGAAGATTTGCCGCGTTATCCACGTTTGATGCGCGTATTGCCCCGCCGCGCAGGATGCCAAGCGCGATGCGTGCACATAATGGTCGCTATCGGCGCTGATGTCGGCATCGGGTATCAGCGATTGTGTGTCGCGCAAAATCGCCGCGCGAATGGTGTCGAAGTCAGGGGGTGTAAACATGGGTTTAATCGTTGTTTAAAAGGGTTTAATATTTTCAGGCTGCTGTAGGGTGTTTGCCCTAAACAATCGGCACGCGGTGGTCATAATCAAAGCCGCCTTGCGCTGTTTCCACGCGGATGCGCAGCAACAACCAGCCATTGTGCGGCTGCGTGGCGGTTACGCTGATTTGTTGCGCTCGCCCATCATCCACAATCGGCTGCAAGGCTTCCATCGCATACTGCTCTGCCAGCAAACCCACCCGTGCCACATCTTTTTCCCGCTGCAACAGATGCAACAGCGAGCCAATGCTTTTATCCGCCCACCATGTGCCCAGCGGCGTGCGCAAGCGGATATACACCGCGTTTTGCAGGTTTTTAACGGCGCGCCCTGTGTAATCGCCGGTTAAAGGGTTCAATTCTTTATCCATGCTGGCATCATACGGCGCAGCAAAGCAGGGCAGGCAGGCGCACCGCTTCGCCCCAAAAAAAGGCAGCCTGAAAACGAATAAACCGTTTCAGGCTGCCTCTGTTTATTTCCATCCATGCGTTATTGCGCCGCCCCCGTTGTGCCGCCGCTGTCGCCCGGATGCGTGTGTTGCTGCACCGATATATCCCCCGCCACCACATCGCCTGTGGTTTTCAGGCTGCCGTTAATGCGCACCGCATCGCCGCCTTCGCCGCCCGAAATGGCTAAACCGTTTTGTCCCGTAATCTGCCCTTTTGCTAACACCTGCGCGCTGGCTTCCACCATCGGGCTGTCAATCGCCACCTTTTGGCGGGCGCGAATCACCAAATTATCGCAATCCATCTCAATCAACCGCCCCTGCTTCAACACAATGCTGCTGCCCGATTGGTCATACACCGCTACTTCGCCGCCTTGCAAATTTTTCACCCGAAAACTGCCATGCTCGCTGGCAATCACAATGCCATGTGTGGTATCGCCGCCCAAAGGCAACACAATCATCTCGCTGCCAGCGGGCGCATGGCTGGTAAAGCCAAATTGCTGCAATTGCTCCACATCTTGCAGCGTTTCATCAGCCAACCCCTGCACTTGCACCCGCTGAATCGGCTCGCCCGATTGCGTTGCCGCCACCTTGCCGCGAAATGCCTGCCGAATCCCATCTTGCACGCCCCGCGCCACCTGCGCGGTTCGCTTGGCTAATTTGGCTAAACTCATTTGCTTTTCAACTCCTCGTCCTTATCCTTGCCTCGCGCCGTTTTGCGCTTGCCCTTGCGTTTACGCGCCCGCTCCGCTTTTTGCGCATAGGCATCGGGTGTCCACACGCCATCCTCTTTTAGCCGCAGCTCCGTTTGCGTGCCACCCATGCGGCTGAGCATCAATCGCCGCCCCATCACAAAGAAAATCGCATCAATGCCTTCTTCCTCGTCAATCAAATGCACGCGCTGCCCCGCTGCCCACAGCATGCCTGCCGTTGTTTTGTGGTCGCCCACGGTAACCGTAATCGTCAAGCCTTCCAGCTTCCAATCGGAAAGCTGCTTCTTCGCCTGCCGTTTCAAGGCTTCCAAATTATCCGCGTCCGCCACCACCACCGTTTTCGGTTTGTGTAAAGGCATAGACGGGTCTTGCCACACCCACTTTAAATCATGCTTTGCCGCATTGCCGCTTCTGCCGTGCGATTGCGCTAAAAAGGTTACTTCCGAAAAGCGATTGTCCACATCGCGCTCAATGCTAATGCGCTCCACATTGCGGCGGTTATCGTTCCGGCTCCAACACAGCGTCGCCACAGGTTCAGACGAATAATCCGCCCCGCCCACCGCCAGCGTGCCATCCGCTTCCAGCCACACATGCAAGCCCACCGAGTTCGCCACATGGCTCAACGCCTGCCACGCGCTTTCGCTGGGTTCAATATCCACCTTATCCAGCGTGGGGTTGTTTTCCGCTTTCAAGACTACTTTGGGCAAATAGCTTTTCCACGGCGCAACCAGCTTTTGCACCGCCGCCAGCACCCTCATGCCCTTCACATTCACCTGCGGCGCAGAACAATCCACCAGCAAGCAAGCCAAATCGCGCCCTGTTAAGCGCAGCGAGCGGCTACCTTTGTCCTTATCATCGCGCTGGTTGCCCACAATCCCTGTGAGCACCACCTTGCCGTTAATCACCACTTGGCAGCGTTGCCCTGTTAAATCGGGGATTTGCCCCTGTGTTGCCGCCACGCCCAGCTCAAAGTCAAAGCCATCGGCAGGGATTAAAAAATCGCTGTCAATATCGTAGCTTTGCCATGTGCGATGTTCCATGCCGCCGATGCGCAGCACAATTTGGTTGTCATACAAATTATTGGGCGTAGCCATTCATCATCTCTCCCATTTGGATAAAGCAAGGATGGCGCAGCTGCGGATTAAGCCGTATCAATTCATCCGCGCGATTAATCTCGCCATACCAAGCAAACGCCAATTGATGCACCGTACCGCTTAACGGCGCAGGGCGCGCAATCAACGGCGGTTTTTGGTTCAGCACGGCAATCGCCAGCAGGTTTAAATGCGCCGCCGCATCACGCAGCGTTTCCACCACGGCATACACCGCATCATAAGCCTGTGTCTTGTTAGGCATCGCCGCCAGCGTGGCGCGCAAGCGGGCAATTTCTGCCACCGTGCGCTGCCGCACCGCGCGGTTGATGTGCCACACATCGGGCGCGCTCATGCGCTCGCCATCGTGTTCCAACAGCAACAAGGCAGCTTGAAATATCGTCTCCAGCGCCATCAAGCGCAACACTTGCCCCACCTGCGCCCGCTCTGCCCAATCGCTGCCACGGCGTGTGTTGCTGTTTGCAGCCACTGCCATGCGCTGCTCCACCGTCGCCACCGCATCCGCCGCGCGCAGCAGCGCATCAAAACGGCTTTTCGCGCTGCGCACATCCGCCGTGTGCACCGCGCCATCCGCGCCAATCGCGGCAGCCTGAAACAATCCCGCCTGCACCATATTGCGCATATCGCGCCACAGCCTTTTACTGCCTGCGCCATCGCCCGCGCCGCCGCTCTCGTGCCCGCCTAATCCCAAACTCCCCACATCAAACAAATCGCGCAACGCCGCCCATGCGCCCCTTGCCGCGCTGGCAAAGCCAAACGCGCTGCCGATTAGCGCCCCCCCGCTTTGTTTTGCCATGGTGAGCGCATCAATCCAGCCTTCCAATGCCGCGCGATAAGTGTCAATCCGCGCGATTAGGCGTTCAATCGCCATCAAAAAGGCGTTTTCAAACACAAAAATCTTTTGCGGCTCGCCGCTTTCGCGAAACGTGATGCTCAACGTGGCATAGTCCACATTGTCTGCGTCGTGGTGAAAGTGCCAGCTCGCTGCCATCATGTTTTGCAGCCGCCCCCACACAGGATGCACCAACACCCCCGCACCGCGTTCCATCAACGCCTCCACCAGCGCGTTCAAACGGCTGTGGTAGCCCTTGCCCCAAAACACCGCTTCCACTTGCACCTGCCGCCCCGTGCTGCCCATGTCTTCCAGCCACACGCCATCGGTAAATGGGCGCGCGTGTTCCACCAACGCCTTGCCGTCTTGCTCATCCAGCGCCACCACATCAAAGCGCACATCGCGAAACGACGCATCTTGCAATACCGTGTGCCACATACTCATTGCCCTGCTCCTCGGTTAAACATATTCACTTGATGGCGCGACACGTTTTCCGCAATCAAGCGCCCATCCAGCTGCACATGCACATTGTTTTGAATGGTTTGGTTTAAACCACCCAGCGTGCCTTTAATCGCATCCAGCTTACCGCCCACCGCCGCCGTATCCGCCGCTAAGGCAGCCTGAAAGCTCGCCGTTTGCGCCTGCGTGGCGGTTTGATACGCCGCCGTCTGCTGACTAATTACCGGCGCAAGTTTTTCCGCAGATTCGGCGCGCGCGGCAGCAGCGTTATTCGGCTGCCCAAAGCGGATCACATTAGGCTGCTTGCCTCGCTGCGCCTGTGCCCGTGCTAACAGCTCGCTTTCGCCCGCGTTCAGGCTGCCTGAATGCAGCAGCAAGCCTGCTGCGCCCCATTTGCCCAGCGTGGTCGGATTGCCCGCCACCGCCCCCGCCA